TATAATCCCACTTAGATGGCAGGGCCGTCTCCTATGTTGCCGATGGTCGGCGCATATGCACAAAAGGGCTTATATCATGGCAGAAATTAAAGTTAAAGGCCGTCGAGCTAAACTGGACGGACGAGTAGCAGTTACCCCGCGCCGTAAACCAGGCGAGCAAACCGAGCATACCAATCTCGGACCTGAAATCGAGTACGGAAAGCGCCGTAAAGGCGGCAAATGTGGACGCCCTACTGACTACCGATCCGTTTACTGCGACCAGCTTCGCCGCTATTTTGCCGACGCCGACGCCTGGCAGGTCAACTACTCCGATAAAGGCGCTGCGCAAGTAATCCCCCGCAACAAAATGCCAACCTTCGGCAGATTTGCCGCGGAAATAGGTGTGGGCGTTGCCTGCCTGTACCGCTGGGCGCGCGCACATGAGGAGTTCGCCGAGGCTATGGCGGACGCTATGGAATTGCAGAAAACTTTCCTGATGGAAGCTGGCGGCGTGACTATCGCGGCAGGCTTCGCGACCTTCCTGCTCAAAGCCAACCACGGCGTACGCGACGATATCCCACTGGATGACGACGAAGATGATAACGGCGACGTCGTTGTCGAACCTACCGGCAAAGGCCAGGGCGAATAATGCGTAACTATGCTGCAGAACACCGCGCACTGGAACGCGCGATCGCGAAGCGCAACCGACCACCGCGCCCGACACGCGTTGCGCAGGCGGTGCGGCTTTACCAGCCTGATTGCCTACCGCACCAGGTCGAACTACTGCGGGACACGAAGACTAAAATCCTCGGCCTGTGTTCCGGCTTCGGCGGCGGCAAGTCATGGGTCGCAGCCCGTAAGGTAATCCAGCTTTTAACCCTGAACCCGGGTCATGATGGCATCGTTACAGAACCGACTATTCCCCTCCTGGTTAAAATCATGTATCCAGAATTGGAGAAGGCTTTCGACGAGGCTGGCTTCCGGTGGAAGTTCAACAAGCAGGACAAGATCTATAGCGTTCTGGTGAAAGGCAAATGGACCCGCGTGATCTGTGAATCAATGGAGAACTATACCCGTCTGATCGGGGTCAACGCCGCGTGGATTGTTGCCGACGAGTTCGACACCACGAAGCAAGACGTCGCAATGGCGGCTTATCACAAATTGCTCGGTCGTCTGCGTGCGGGCGTGGTCCGTCAGTTTGTCATCGTATCCACGCCGGAAGGCTTCCGGGCAATGTATCAAATTTTCGAGGTGGAGAAGGATAGCCAGAAACGTTTGATCCGGGCGAAGACCACCGACAACCACCATTTACCGGCAGACTTTATCGACACGCTGCGCAGTCAGTACCCGGCGAACCTTATTGACGCGTACCTGAACGGCCTGTTTGTTAACCTTACGTCGGGCGCGGTGTACAAGATGTTTAATCGCGAGGAGAACGCCAGCACCGAAGAAGTACAACCGGAAGACACGCTGATTATCGGTATGGACTTTAACGTCACGAAAATGGCGGCGGTCGTGTATGTAAGACGGCAGCGTACCACCGAGAACAAGGAGTTCCGCGACGAGATTCACGCCGTGGATGAATTCGTGGACCTGTTTGATACCCCGGCTATGATTGAAGCGATCGAGGAGCGCTACCCCGATCATTGCGCTGCCGGTAAGGTCGTCGTGTACCCGGATAGCAGTGGCAAGTCGCGTAAGACGGTCAACGCGTCGTCGTCCGATATAGCGCAACTGGAAGACGCAGGCTTCGAGGTGGAATACGACAGCGTTAACCCACCGGTGAAAGACCGATTGATCGCGATGAATACGATGATGTGCAACTCGAAGGGCGTGCGCCAGTATTTTGTCAACCTGGATAAATGCCCTACACTAGCGAAATGTCTGGAACAGCAGGTTTACGACCTGAAGAAAGGCGAGCCGGATAAAACCGCCGGTGTGGACCACATGAACGATGCCGCGGGTTATCCAATTGCGCACCTGTTCCCAGTGATTCGCCCAATCGCCGTTGTTCCAACTGTAGACTTCTACTAAGGAAACGACCATGACCGTTAACGTTGACAACCAGCACCCGCTCTATGCGCGCATCGCGCCAGAGTGGAAAATGATCCGTGATTGTGTGGCAGGGGAGCGCGCCGTGAAGGCGTGCGGCCCCTTGTACCTGCCTCATCCCGCCAGTGGCGACAACACTGACCCGAAAGCACGGGCGAGATATAAGGCGTATAAGCAACGCGCTGTATTCCTGAACGCCACCGCCCGCACACTTAACGCACTGTTAGGCGTTGCCTTCGCTAAACCGGTAAGTCTGGACCTTTCCGGGGCGATTGCGGACCTTATTGACGACGTAGACGGCAGTGGTATGCCGCTGCCGCAACTCCTGCGCGGTGCTATGTCGGAAGTGCTGCAATCAGGCCGTGCGGGCTTTATGGTGGACTACGATCGCCAGGCGCATTTTGATGAGCTGGGTAACGTAGTGCCGCAGACAGCCGCTGAGATGGCGTCACACCGCCCACTTATCCGCCTGTACACGGCAGAACAGATCATCAACTGGCGGCAGACCCACGGCGTAGATACGCTAATTGTGCTAAAGGAAACGGACGAAATCAGCACCGAAGACCCGGACGACTTCGCAAACCACGAAGTAACAATATGGACCGAGCTTCGCATGATTAACGGTGCGGCACACGCCCGCCGCTGGTTTTATAACGCGGACACGTCCGAGGTGCAAATGGACTTGCCGCGTGGATTCACCCGCACCGACCTGGTGCCGCTGGTGGATGCCTCCGGTAAGGCACTGACTCAACTTCCGTTTTGCTGGTGTGGCGCGGTGGACAACAACGCGACGCCAGACGCCGCTCCGCTGGCAGATATCGCATCCATCAACATTAAGCACTACAACGCCGAAGCGGACGTCGCCGAGATCGCGCACATCGTGGGCCAACCTACCCTGGTTGCGACGGGCTTGACTCAATCATGGGCGGACAAAAACCTGAAAGGCGGCATCGCGCTCGGAGCGACTAAGGGCGTTATTCTCGGTCAGAACATGGATGCTAAACTGATCCAGGCCGAGGAGCGCAACTTGTCTGTTGCACTGTGTGAGCGACGCGAATTGCAAATGGCTAAACTGGGCGCGGCCCTGGTTGAGAAGGGGACTGCACCTAAGACGGCAACCGAGGCGGCCTACGATGCGCAGACTGATAACAGTATCCTGTCGCTTATTGCCAGTAACGTTGAGAAGGCTTTCAACCGTGCGCTGCAAATCGTGCAGCTATTCACGGGGGACACCGCAGATCAACGTGTAACGCTGAATAAGTTCTACACCGAGATCACGGTTGATGCACAGCTTATGACCGCGATGATGGCGGGTGTGCAGACGGGTACGGTCCGCCTGGCGGACTTCATCAAGTGGATGATGGCGCAGGGCGTCATCGACGACTCGCAAACCGTCGAGCAGGTTGAAGACGAATTGCGAAATCAGAATCCATTGCCTCAAATGTCCCCGGATGCGGTAGAATCTACCGAAGAAGACCCGGACAAGGTAGCGGACAATGGCGAAGACAATTAATCAATATATGGCGGATCGAATGATTCGCCGACACATCTTCACCCAGCGCCTGAGTAATGACCAGGCGCGGCGGGTGCTGGCTATGTGGGAGAAGTTCCGGCCCACGTTACTGGGTAAGCTGACCGAGTTACTTGATGGCAAAAAGTCCATGAACAACAAGGCACTTACCACTCTGTTAACGCAACTCGACAAGACCGTCAAAACGGAACTGCGCACCGAGTTTAAGGCGTTGGCTGAAAGCCTTCAGGAGTTCGCCGACACCGAGGCCGATTATCTCGCCGACACATTAACGGCAGCGATCCAGCCGGTGGTCGCCGTACCTGCGGTCGAGGTGGTTGGCGTAGTGACCGGTGCTCAGATCGCAGCTACTGCAATGAAAAACCCGTTCCAGGGTAACACCATGATGCAGTGGCCCGATTCACTTTCCGAGTGGACCAGGACGCAGATCGGCAATCAGGTGCGCGCCGGATTCATCCAGGGCAAGCCGACGATGGAAATTATCGCGGATGTGAGGCGCACGCTAGGCGGTCGTAGTGCGCAAGCAATCTCAAGCGTTGTTAAGTCCGCGGTCAACCACTATGCGGCGACCGCCCGCGAATTAATGGTAAAAGCTAATGACGATATTCTCGAAGGTCGCCAATGGTTGGCTACATTGGACACTCATACTTCCCCAATGTGCCAGCTACGCGATCGCCTGTTTTATCCTGTTGACGTCACTCCCGACACCAAAGGCAAGCGCGGCGGGAAAGTGGTGGCGGGATCACAATATGGCGCTGGACCGGGCAAGCTGCATTATTGCTGCCGTTCGACGGAGACGTGGAAAGTTAAGGGCATGGAAGATTGGCCCAGTGGTAAGCGTCCGGCACTGAAGCCTGACGCGGGCCGATTGCTGAGTGAGCAGGTCGACGCGCGGACTGATTTCTTCTCATGGGTGCAGCGCCAGCCGCGCCATATCCTGGAGGAATTATATGGAGTGCAACGCGCCGACCAGATTATGCGCGGCGTGAAAGTGCCGAAGATGTTTACCGATTCTGGCGAACTGATGACTATTGCACAGCTTAAAAACCGGGGGCTATGGCGTGATTAAGTATGCAGCTATTGGACTGGTTATAGGTCTGGCGGTAGGATTCTGGCTAGGTGACTCCTATCGCGCTGGCGTAGTGGCGGAGGCGGCGCAAGAAGCGCAAGCCAAAGCCCAACGGCAGCAAACTAAAGTTGTTGAGCGATCCGTGCAGGCCGAACAAGCCCGCGACGTAGAATACCGGACTATCACGAAAGAGGTTGTGAAATATGTTACGCGTCCTAACCGTCCTGATTGCAGTTTTGATGCTGAGCGCGTGCGGATCAAGCAGCGTGCCGTTGATGCCGCTAACGGAGTCGGCACTGCGACCGCCGTGCAAGTTCGATAACCCGTCCGCGGACCCCGACGAAGATTTGATGATTGACGTGAAAAATATGGAATGCGGGGCGAAGCTGAGGGCGCAGGTCCTGGAGTTGCAGCAGATAATTCGGGGGCCGTAATGGCCCCCTTTTATTAGCGCGGAATACCGCAGATTTCGTTTAACGTCTTCACGTCCAGTGCCACCGCCGTGGACTTCGGCTTGTCCGGGTATGGAATAAACTGTTCCACTTCAGGCCACGCCTTGATCAGCTTCTTATCGGTATTGTGCATATCCAGCACGCCGGTCACAGTCAGCTTGAATGCGTCATACTTCGCACGCAACTCGCGGCGGGCCTTGTCGTTACGGTCCAGGCGCTTGCAGAAATCATGGTCCGCCGGGTAGTCTATACGACCGCATGACTTATATATCGGCAGCGCTTTCCCATCCTCGTCCACTTCGCACACAGAAGCCAGCATTACTTCTTCGTACCCTGGTACAATATCGCCGAGATCTGGAGATAGCGTATTCATGTATTTATATTCCCAGTATCCGCGATGTACTCGGTATTGTCGTCCGTCACCGCTCAATGACAGTGTGCGCACATTTCCGCCCGCGTTGATTTCGAAAGTGGCGTCGTAAACGCTGCCGATGCCTTTTGGGCGGTCAGCATTATATCTATACGTCGCCTTGTTGGTGTATACGCTTACTCCGTACATCTGCGACGGGTCATCGCCGATTGCTTTAATGCGCGCGAGTAGCTCGGCGAAAGTGCGAATGCCTTCCGGCATACAGTCCAGCGTAATGGCGTACGCCAGGTCGCGCGAGTCCATCATGATGGATTTGGCTTCGGTCGCGATTTCATGGTCGCGCAGGATGTTAGCCAGAATCTGGTTTTTAATGTCTTTCGTCAGTCTCATTTGTGTGTCCTCTTTTAGTGGTTGTATAATTCGCCGCGTGCGTCGGCATCTTCCATTTGGTGTAGTGCGTGTTTCTGGTCCTGGCAAGGAATCCAGCGTTCCTCTAATTTATGCCAGAAGTAAAACACCCCGTTATCCAGCTTAATCTCGGCAATACCGTTATTGAAAGTTAGCATTTTGTTACCCTCATTTGTTGGTATGCAACCAATATACTGCAACCAATCCACCAATGCAAGCAAATTTTGCGATTATTTTTATCGCTGATAATATTAGAAGCGTGAAGTCGAGCGGGTGGCCTGCTCTGCCACAATCCCAGGGGGATAGCATGAAACTTACTAAAGCAGAATATGACGCGTTGCCGGAAGGTATGAAGGCGCTTTTTGTTGCCGATGGCGACGGGTATAAATCAACGTTCATGACCGCAGAAGAAGTACAGGCGGAAATCAAGGGTCTGAAAGACAACAACGCTAAGCTGGTGAGCGAGAAGAAAGCAGAAGCTGAACGCCGCGCCGAAGCTGAGCGCCTTGCGAAAGAGAAAGAGGAAGCCGCCGCGCGCAAAAATGGCGACCTCGAAGCGATCGACAAGTCCTGGAAAGATAAGTTTGCGAAACACGAAGCAGACACATCGGGAAAAATCGAAGCCTACCGCAAGCAGATCCACGATCTAACCATCGGCAGCGCTGCCAAAGACCTGGCGTCGAAGCTGTTCGGTAAGAATGCGGGCATCATGCAACGCCACGTAATGGACCGCCTGACGCTGGAAGACGGCGAAGACGGCAGCTTGAAAGTGCGAGTCTTGCAGGATGGCAAACCGTCCGCGCTGACTATGGAAGAGCTGGAAAAAGAGTTCCGTAATAACGCCGATTTTGCATCCGTCCTGGCTGGCACGCCAGCCGGTGGCGCGCCTAGCAAACCGACGCAGGTTGTCGAAGATGTGAAGTCGAAAATCACTATGGGCCACAGCTTCGGTATCACTGACCTTACGAAACAGGCAGGTGAAATCATCGCTAAGATGGGCGACGACGAGTAAGCAGATTGCCCGCGAAAGCGGGCAATTTTGCGAGCGCGTAAATCTAAGGTAACATTAACGTCACTGGGCGAATGCTCACAACTCAAAGGATTTCGATATGTCTTTAACAGTGTTCCAGCGTAAACTCGTTACCGCGGTTACGCAAATGATCCCCGACAACCTGAACGTTTTCAACGCTGCCGCCAATGGCGCTGTTGTTCTCGGTACTGGTGAAGTGCTGAAGGACGTTGTAGAAAAAATGTCCGTAGGCTTGATCGCCAACCTCGTTACCGACCGTAACGCCTATGCCCCTGTCGGTACTCCGGCGACCGCAAAAGTGCTGGCGCGTATGCTGACCAACTCCGTCAACCTGTCCGCGAAAGTGGGTCCGGTAGCAATCACTAAGGCTATGATGGCTAAAATCGAAACCAACGTTAACAGCGTTGCGGCTGAGATTGCGGCACAGGCTACTCAAGCGATTATGCTGCATTACCTGAAGGCTGGCATCGGCGCAAGTAAAGCGGCGATCGAAAGCAACGCAGCGGCAAAATACACCCAACCGGCGCGCGTTGACGGCGTTGGCGGTCGTACCTTCCCGACCCTGGCAGACTTCCCGCTGGCGGCTTCTAAGTTCGGCGATCAGGCGTCTTTGATTAAGTCCTGGTTTATGGACGGCGTTACCTGGGCAAACTTCATTGCGTACCAGGCACTCCCTTCCGCGGAACAGGTATTCGCAATTGGCGATCTTCAGGTAATGGGTGATGGCCTGGGCCGTCGTTTCATTATCTCCGATGCCGCTGCTGATGCTATGGGCACGGGTAACATGCTAGGTCTGGTCCCTGGCGCGGTTGCCGTTACCACCAACGGCCTCGATATGCTGGCGCAGGAGAAAGGCGGTAACGAGAACATCGAACGCTGGTGGCAGGGCGAGTTCGACTTCAACGTGGCTGTTAAAGGCTACCGTCTGAAGGCGTCCGCTCGTACACCGATCGAAGGCGTACGCTCGTTCAAGCTGTCGGATATCACCACTTCCGCTAACTGGGAACTGGACCAGGGCCAGGTAGACAACGCACCGGCAACCGTGCAGGACGTTGGCGATGTTGGTGATGGCGATACTAAAGGCCGTCGTAAGACCCAGGCAGCACAGGCAGTGCCGACCCGTCACATCAAGGAAACCGCTGGCGTACTGGTTACGCTGACGGCGACTACCGCGTCTTAACGGGCGCACATCCCAAATGGGCGGGCTTATGCCCGCCTTTTTTATAGGAGCAAATAAGATGTATGGCGACCCGCAAACCTTTGTCGATTATGCCGCTGCGCGAGGCGTTGAAATTACGCTGGGCGATGCAACTCGACACCTTACCGTCGTTAATGACTTCCTTAACGGCATCAACTGGATCGGCGAACAAGCGGACCAGACCGGAATCGACGCATGGCCCCGCATCAATTACCCATCGGACGGTAAGCCGGTGCGCGACACGCTAACCGAAGTCGTGGCGGTAGTGCCTGTCGGGCAAATCGTAGACTTTGCATCAATCCCCGTTGCCGTTGAGCAAGCTGTTTACCGGCTGGCGCTGTTGGTGGCGGACGAGATCGATATTTCTCCGGTCGGCGATGGTAAAGAGACTATCCGCGAAACGGTCGGCCCGATCACGATGGAATATGACCCGGCGTCGATTGGTAGCGGGGTGTCGTTCCCGTGGTGGGATGGCTTGTTAGGCCACTGGGTTGATTCAGGCGGCAACGCCGCAGGCAATTTCGACGTATTCAGGGGGTAATATGAATCCTGCATTACTCGCGGCGATAATCGCCGCCAACACTAAACAGCCGCCGGAACAAGAACCGGAGCCAGAACAAGTACAACCGGCACAGGAGAGCGAAGAAGATGGCGGGCTTTAATTACGCAGGATTAAAGCGGAAAGTGAATCCGCTGATTAAAAAATTCGGCATGACCGTTACGGTTACGCGTCCGGGATCGGTTGACCGTGTAGACGGCGACGAAGTGGTAATCCCGCCAACGTCGTTTGACGTCATCGGTCTTCGCGAGGAGTACAAGCCTAGCGAGATCGACGGAACGCGTATCGTTGCCGGTGATGTGAAGTTTTTATGTCGGGCGGTTGAGCAATTGCGGGTGGGCGACCTTGTTAACCTGAACGGCACTGACTACCGGGTCGTCAACCCGAACCCACTGCAACCGGCTGGCACTACCATGCTGTTTCAACTACAGCTAAGGGGCTAACGTGGCTGAAGTCTACTCATTCGCCGCCACTATTGCTACGTGGGTGGATAAGACGAAGGAGAACAACGATAAGGCGGTGCGGGCGTACGGTATGCAAATACTCGGACGCCTTATTGAAATCTCCCCGGTGGGCGATCCCCGCCGGTGGAAGATTAACAAGGCTTACGCGATGGCCCGCCAGCACGCGAACAAGGTGAACGCCGCACAGCGCCGCAAGAATGGCGGCAAACTGAAGCGCGGGCAGAAGAAGCACGCCAGTGTGCTCATCTCATTCAAAACTAAAAACGGCAACGTCACGTTCCGCCAGCGTGGCTGGGCCGCGAAGAATTACACCGGTGGGCGCTTCCGGGGAAACTGGCAGGTTACGTTCGACCGCCCGGCTGTCGGCGCTATTGACCGCGTGGACAAGGCCGGAACTGCAACATTAGCCGCGGGGCGTGAAGTGCTGGCGCATTACGATTCCGGTGAATACGGGTCGATCTGGTTTACTAACAATGTGCCGTATGCGCAGCGACTTGAGTATGGCTGGAGTAAACAAGCGCCCGCGGGGATTGTTCGCGTCGTAGCGGCAGAAATCAATTCGAAGGTGAAATAATGAGCAATACTCTAATCCGCAAGGCGCTTAACAGCGTTGTCGAAGAGCTATCGGTTAGCCTGAGCACTAGCGCGCGCCCGATAAAGGTTAACTGGGAGAACGTGAGCGGCGACCACGCAAACGGCAGCGGTGTCTACCTGGAACCATATTTGCTTCCGGCCCCGACCCAGTTTGTGGGCTTCCAGCAGAAGGGCCGGATCTATGCAGGCGTGTATCAGGTCGCCGTGGTATTTCCTGCGGGCACGGGCACACAGTACGCGAGCGAACTGGCGGACGCCATCGCGACGTCTGATAAGTGGCGGGCCGTAAGACTTACCGGTGCTGCGTTCCAGCTTCAGGACGCGCCATACACCAGTTCGGTGATTGAGGATGTTGATCGTGCCCGCATCGTGGTTACAGTACCCTACACCTGTTGCGCCTGATTTGGCGCAATTCTATGCGTGCGGTATCATTAATCCGTATATCTAAACAGGAGCGTCATTATGGGTTATCAACTTCCTAACGGGTCCAGCGTCCAGATTGGGTCCGTACTGGGTAGCGGCATCGCTGTTACGGCAGCTACCAACGCCGCCGCGTCTATCTCTGATCTTACGAAAGGTTGCGTTATCACCTGCGCGGCTTCTCATGGCCTGAAAGTCGGCGACGTGGTAATGTTCACTAAAACCCCGTGGGTACGTGCGCTGAACCGAGCGTTCATCGTGGGTAAAGTGGCTACCAACGACGTTACGCTGGCGCGCTTCGACACCTCGGACGTGACCAAATATCCTACTGGCGCGTTTGGGGCAGGCACTCCGGGCGAAGTGGTGAAGGTGTCGAGCTTTATCGACTTCCCTTTCATTACTAACGTTGCCGTATCCGGTGGGGATCAGCAGACGACCACCTTCCAGCCGTTACAGGTGAACACCGCAATCAGTCTGAACACCACGAAAAACCCGTTTGTTCAGACTTACACCTTCACCCACGACGAAGAAGACCCGATCCGCCCAATCCTGGAAGACCTGGACGGCACACAGAAAACCACTGTGATTAAGTTCACTAACCCGGCAGCGGCAAGCGGCAAAGGTGAGATCCGTATTTACCCGGCTAAGGTATCTTTCCAGAAGATTCCATCGGCTGAAGTAAACAACGTGGAGACGGTGGAGTCCACCCTCACTATGCAGTCCGATATGGTTATTTACCGTAAGGACCTGGTTGAAGCGCTGTCGTAATTTGGTCGCTTAAATAGCGGGTGTTAATATGGGGCCAGTACGGCCCCTTTTTTATTGGAGAATTACATAATGGCTAAAGCACCACTCTTTACACTTGACCCTAAACCGACTTTTAAGCTACCGATTGAGATCCCGCGCCCCGGAGAAAACGAACCTGGCAAAATGACGTTTACCGTGCGCCACCGTCCGATCGACGAGTTTTCGCAGACCATGCAGGATACTGAGCGCAAGTTGTCAGAATATGACGACAATGACCCGGACGGCTTTAATGTTATGGTCGAGGCCATCATGCACGTCGCAGAAGGCTGGAATCTGCCGGACGAATTTAACGCGGAGAACGTCCGCCGCTTGGTGGTCAACTACCCGCGCGCGTTCGGCGTGTTCCATACGTCGTACTATCTCGAACTGATGGGATTGCGTGAAAAAAACTAATTGAGGCGGCGCGACGCTTTTATGGCCCGCCGCCACCCTCCGAAGATTTAGCCGCGAGTTTATGGGGCGCGACACCTGAAGACGTGTGTCCGCCCGTTGCGCTGTGGCCCGACAACGCGAAGGTAGTCGCAGTCTTCACAGATTGCTCCACGCAATGGCGTACCGGATTTGGCGGGGCATACGGCATCGACTACGGCGTACTGGAATGGTTATTTAAGATGCACGGCATCGAAAACGCGCAACGTGCGTTTAAAGATATCAAGCTAATGGAACGCGTTGCGCTGGATGAAATGGCGCGGCAGAACCCCGCATAACGAAGCGGGACAGGCGGGAAGTACCGTTTTGTCCCGCCTCTGTAAAACCGCATATCTAATCACTTTCATTGCATAAACTCAAAGCGGGACAGGCGGGACGTCCCGTTTTGTCACGCCCTGTAAATGTGCATACCTATGCAGATTTCGTGCATAAACCAAACGGGACAGAAAGCGGGACAAACAAGAGGCGGGACAAAGCGGGACAGCACCCCGTCCCAGCCAGTGCTGCCGCGGTTTTCAGCCGATCGGGACAGCGGGACAGCACCCCAGTCTTTCAGACTAGACGGGGGTCAGTGGCCCCCCTCGTCTGAGACTGAATAAGGTTTGTTTTGAAATCGCTGATACAATATCCATCGGCAACTGCATAAAAAAGGGGACTGCATAATGGCAGATCAGGCAGCAGGCATCACGCTAAAGGCTGATGTTGCACAAATCAGAACGGCAAATACTGTGCTGGACTCCTTCGCACAGAAATCCGAGAACACAGAAAACAAGGTTAAGAAATTAAACGACACCCTCGGCAAATCCAAAAAGGTGACGAGTGACGCCGCGGGCGGAATGGAGAAGCTGGCGACTGAATCGCAGCGCGCCGCCGATGGCATGACGAAACAGGAGCGACTTGCCAACAGGTTAGGCATGTCGACCAAAAACCTGGGCTTTGCCTCGCGTAACGCCGCATTCCAGTTACAGGATATCGCAGTTACGCTTGAGATGGGGATGCCTGTTCACCGCGTCATGCTTCAGCAGTTACCGCAGCTAACTGGGGCGTTTGGCGGACTGGGAAACACGCTGCGTTATGTCGTCGGCACACTCGGCCCGTTAGGGATTGGCATCGCTGCATTAACGGCAACGCTCGGCGTAGGGGTGGCAATTACGACCCGCGCAGAGAACCAGGTGGCGGCGCTTAATAAGACGCTGGCGCTGTCCGGTAATATTTCAGGCCTGACAGCTAACCAGATCCTTGTGCTGTCCGAGAACGCCGAGCGCATGGGCGGGTCATTTCGCAAGACGCGTGACACAATCCAGGCGCTGGCGGCGGCGGGTGTGAAAGCGGGTGGTGACTTTGGCGCATTGGCTAAGGTAGTGAATGACTTTGCGAAGGTGTCCAGCCAGCCGATCGAGGATGTGGTGGCGGCGGTGGCGAAGCTGTCAACCGACCCGGTAGGCGGCTTGCGCGCACTGGCGGATAAGTATCACGTCGTAAACGAAGCGCAGATCCAGCAGGTACAGTCGCTGGTTGATGCGGGTCGTGAGACAGACGCAGTTGCGTTGGCTAACAAAACAGCCGCTGCGTCGTTCACCAGCATGACCAATGAGATCAAGGCGAACATGGGCACGCTTGAGCGGTCTATGAACGTCGTCACATCGGCAGCTAAATCGATGTGGGACGCTATCCTGGATGTGGGCCGCGCGCAGTCCTCCAATGAGTCCGAGATGAAAGCGCGCGAATCACTACAGCGCATGACCACGGCATACTATGCCGAGATGAAAGCGGTAAACGCTGCCGGTGGGGTAATGACCGAAGCGCAGAAAGCGCGTATTAACATGCTTTACAGCGAACTGGTCGCCCAGGAAAAAGTAGTGGCGTCGCTCACCCTGCGTAACCGTGCGGAGCGAGACAACGCCCGCGCCGCGGACGAATCAGCAAAGGCGAACGAGGAGGCCAACCGCACCGCTCGCGACCGCGCCGCGTTCGAGAAGGAGTACGCAACTAACGCGAAGAAGCGCGCTGACGAGATCGCCCGCCTCAATTTGCTGAATAAGCGCGGCGTTATCGACGAGAAAGAGCTTGCTGAGGCGGTGAAGCAGGTAAACGAGCGTTACAAAGACCCCGCCCCGAAGAAGGCCGCGGCTGTTCGCGTGGATGCCGGTATGAAAATGCTGGAAGTCGCACGGAGCGAACTGGCCCAGCTTCGAGAATCCGGCAAGCAGATCGAAGCCAACGCATCGACGCAGACCCGAACGCAACGCGCTCAAGCGGCCTTAAACAAGCTGATCGCGGATAATGAGCAGTTAATCGCCGCAAGCAAAGAAAGAGCGCTAACGGCAGCCGAAAAGCAGCAATTAGTCGAGTTCGGGCGCGTGAAGGAAGTCCGCGAGCAGATCGTCGAAGAAGCCAAATTGCTGGACGCGAAAGAGAAGCAGGTTAAGGCGCACGCGCAGATCGATGCCTTCGTTAAGAACCAGAACGCCGAACTAAAAGCCACCGCCGCGGGCTATGCCCTTTCCACTCGCGAAGCGGCAAACCTGCGCGAAGAATTGCAGCTAATCGACCGCCTGAAGCGTGTAGGCGCTAACGATACCGATATCGACAAGGCGGTGTCTAAGCTGCGAGAAGTGCAGGAAGCACAGACCGGCGCTAACGCCTCGTTATGGGATGGATTCAGTCGCGGGCTTAAGGATAGCGTGGATGAGATGGGTAACGGATATACGCAGATGGCGTCTCTCACGAAATTCACATTCAGCGCTATGCAGGACACGATGAACGAGTTTTTCGAGACTGGCAAGCTGAACGCAAAGGATATGGTTAAGTCCATCCTGAGCGAATTAATCAAGCTGGCTACCTCGCAGGCGTTCAAGTCCATCGTTAGCGCTTTCGGTGGTGACGGCGGCAAAAACGGATTGTTCGGCGCTATCTTCTCTGGCCTTACTAAGAATGCGGACGGCGGAGCGTACGCAGGAGGCAATCTCGCGGCCTATTCGGGGAAAGTGGTAAGCCAGCCTACCTTTTTCAGTTATGGCGTCCAGGCGTTCGCTAAGGGCGCTGGGTTGATGGGTGAGGCTGGACCCGAGGCCATCATGCCACTGAAGCGCGGGCCGGACGGGAAACTGGGCGTTGCCGCGTCTGGCGCAGGCGGTGGTATGGTCGTGACGACTAACGTTTACACGGGGACTGGTAAAACGGATACCAGTGTCAGCGGGCCGGACCCCCGTACTGCGCAAGCGTTCGGCAAGCAAATAACCGAGGCGGTGAAGGCCGAGATCGTGAAAGCTACGAAACCGGGTGGAGTACTTTACAAACGATGATAAAATGGCCCCCACATCCATCGTGGGGGATCTTCTATGGCACAAGGTACAATCACACTAACGAACGGAAGTAAGACCGTCACGGGCGCGGGAACGGCGTTCTTGAGCGAGGTCGGGAAGGTACGCGTATTCGCCCGCATCGACGGCAACGACTACACCGGAAAAATTGCGGCATTCAACTCTAACACCGTCATCACTCTGGTGGATAACTGGGCCGGTCCAACGAAATCCGGTGCGGTATATGAGCTAATCGAAGCACACGACCCGCGATCAAACGAATGGCCCTATTACTGGCACATGCAATTGCAAGGCGGCGGAGACGTGCAGTTGGCTTTCCGGTCCGAGGAATTGCAATTCGGTAACGGTTACGGACAGAACATTGCGGACGGCCCGAACGCCGAAACGAAACAGTTCCCCGTGCAATTCATAGGACTGACTACCGACAAGTGGTGCAACCCTAAACTGGTTTACAACTTCCTTCGCGGGCACTTCGTAAAACCGTTCATCGTCACCGCGCCGGATGGCGAAACAGGTTTATTCGTGGTCGAGCGCTCGAGCTTGTCGTACACTGACAACGGACACTACACGGCAACTGTATCCGCCACCCTTAAGACTGCTATTGGATTCGTAAGATGAATAAACTTTATCGCGAGGCGACGCGCTTTGACCCATCGGGCCGCGTTCGCCTGATTCACATTGACGCGCAGGACGTGGAACCAGGCGACGGCGCGATCGGAGCGGGCCATCACTATTTTCATTACTGCTTTATTCCACACACTGCCGAGGATATTGCTGCCGCTGGTGGTGACGAGGATAAGCTAAAACCCAAATCAATCTTCTTCGGCGGGCAGGAGTTCGAATTTTGGCCCTTCGATCTGTCTGGACTTAACTTCTCCACCTCGGCGGCAGCAGAACCGCAACTAACAATCGTCGATATTGGCGGCATAATAACCCGGCTGTCGCTGAACCACGACCAGCTACTGGGAGCGAAGGTTGAGATCATTGATACGTTCGCGAAGTTCCTGGACAACGGGACAGATCCAGACCCGACGCAGAAACGAGTTCAGGAGTATTACATCGACTCGCAGGTCGGGCGCAATCCTGGCAAGCAAATCACCTTCGCACTATCCTCCCCCGCGGATATGGAAGGGCAGGTCGTCCCCCGTCGCCAAATCATGAATATGTGCGAATGGGCGCTCAACGGGAAGTACGCCAGCGGGGACGGGTGCACCTGGAACCTTGCGAAGCCCGGTATCAAGTATTACGACGAGCGAGGTAATGAAGTCATTGCGATGAATATGGACCGATGCGGCGGCTGTTTGTCCGACTGCTATCTTCGTTTTGGGCAAGGGCTTGCGGACCCTAAAGCGGCGGTGTTGGACTTCGGTGGTTTTCCTGGGTCCAAATTGATTAAGGGGTAGCCATGTTAACGAAAAAGGTTAAAAGCGATATCGCCGCACACGTTGCGGCGTGTCTGCCGGAAGAAGCCTGCGGCCTGGTTGTCATGGTTGGTCGTAAGCAAGTATTCGTCCCATGTCTGAACGTATTCGAAGACCCGACCGGCGTGCGCTCACGCAAGGACGCGTTTACTATTAGTGATATGGCCTGGATGGATGCCGAGGATATGGGCGACGTCGTGCGCGTAGTCCATTCGCATCCGGGCCAGCGAGAGCTTACCCCCTCACTGGGCGACGTTAATGGATGCAACGGCAGCGGCGTAGTCTGGACCATCACTAACGAATATGGCGACTTTATCGAGATCGACCCTGAAGACCCGCCGCTGGTAGGCCGCCGATTTGTTCTCGGAATTACGGATTGTTACGGCCTCGTAATGGACTGGCACAAAAAGCAGGGAGTAAACCTGCCAGACTTCCGCGTGCCGTATAACTGGTGGGAGACAGGCGAAAACCTGTATATGGACAATTGGTACGGTGCGGGCTTCAGGGAATGCGAGGAGAATACGCCTGGGGCGATGGTCATCATGCAGATTAGCGCGCCTGTGCCAAACCACGCAGGGATATTCCTTCCGGGCAACCAACTACTACACCATATCTACGGCAGTCTGTCGAGCGTAGTCCCCTTCCGGGCAGGATTTTTCCGCGACAATGTGGTTAAATGGGTCCGTCATAAAGACCTACCGGGGGATATCACAAAATGGCAATGACCACGTTTAAATTGTACGGCGTCTTAGGGCGTCGTTTTGGTAAAGTGCATAAGCTGGACTGCTTCACACCAGGCGAAGGACTCACCGGCTTGTGTGTGAAGCTGCCTGGGTTACAAGACTTTTTAATGTCCGCCCACCTGGACAACATGATGTTCAAGGTGCGCAAAGGCGACCACACAATGACCGGCTATGATGAGCTAGGCGAGTTCCACGGCAACCGCGTCGTTACCATCGCGCCGGTTATGACTGGCGCAAAAAGAGGATTGGGGCAATTGCTGGCGGGTGTCGCGATCGTAGTGGCGTCGTTCTATACGGGCGGACTTGCTACTGCCGCTTTCGGGGCTTCGGCTGCAACCGCTGCCGCTATCGGTACGGCTACATTTTCGTTTGGCATGTCGCTTGCGCTGGGCGGTGCTATGCAATTGCTGTCGCCGCAGCCGAAAGGATTGCAGACCCGGCAGGACGTGGATAACAAAGCGTCGTATGCGTTCGGCGGCCCTGTAAACACGACCGCGCAAGGTACGGCGCTTGGTGTATTATGGGGCGAGCGTGAGATCGGCGGCGCTATTATTTCAGCCGGAATCGTAACCGAGGATTTGAACGAATGACGATTGTCTATGACGTCACAGGCCATAAAGGCGGCGGTGGCAAACAGCACACCCCACAGGAGACACCCGATAGCCTGCATTCGCTGGCTAAAATCCGCATCTTGCTTGCGCTGGGAGAAGGTGAGTTCGAAGGTATTCCAGACCCTAACGAATTACGGCGGCGCGTATATCTGGACGGAACACCGATCCAGAATGCAGACCTGTCTGAAAACTTCCCAGGCGCGCGTGTGGAGTTCCGCCCCGGAACACAGCACCAGGATGTGATCCACGGATTTTCAGCGGTGGAAAGTGAGCAATCTGTCGGCGTAAAACTGGAAAACGGCACGCCGTGGGTGCGCCAGATTAACGACACCAGTTTGGACGCCGTGCGCATTCGCATCGGCATTCCGGCCCTGTACACAAACGAAGATAATGGCGACCTGGTGGGCGGGCGCATCGACTATAAGATCGTTGTGTATACGGATAACGCGGACCCGCGTGAGTTCAGATTCGCCGCCGTTGGTAAAACAATGTCGCTATATGAGCGTGACCACCGCATCGAGCTACCGTCGAACGTGAATACCGGTTGGCGCGTGGAAGTTCACCGCACAACGGCAGATTCCACATCGGCGAAAGTGGTGAACGATATTCAGGTACAATCAATTACTGAGATTATCGACGCCCGCCTGCGTTACCCGCTAACCGCGCTGTTGTTTGTGGAGTTCGACGCCAAAGCGTTCCAGAACATCCCGCGCGTGTCCATCAAGTGCAAAGGCCGCAAAGTTCTAATACCGAACAACTACGATCCGATTAATCATACATATTCCGGGGACTGGGACGGCACGTTTAAACGCGCATGGACGGATAACCCTGCGTGGCACTGGTACGATATTTGTATTACTGAGCGCTTCGGCCTCGGTCGGCGTATCAAACCGCAAATGTTAAACCGGTACGCGCTCTACCAGATTGCGCAGCGCTGCGATCAGTTGGTCAGCGACGGCAACGGCGGTCGAGAAATCCGCTTTAAGAACGATATGTACATCCAGTCGCAGACAGACGCCTGGACCGTGCTTAAGGATTTAGCAGCTATCTTTGCCGGTATGACTTGGTGGGGAAACCAGATGTTGAATATCGTAAGTGACCAGCCGGTCGCAGCGGTATCGCACACTATCACCAACGCCTCGGTTATTGATGGCAGATTCGACTACGCGTCAGGGAGCCAGAAAACTCGCTATTCCACTTTCGCGGTAGCATACGGCAACCCGAAAAACCACTACGACGATGCCATCGCAACGGGACAACGTGTCGAACTGGTACGCCGCCATAAGATTAACCGTCTGGATATAACGGCGATCGGCTGTACGCGTGAATCAGAAGCGCAACGCCGGGGGCACTGGGCGCTAATCTCCAACCAGCTTGACCAGCAAGTTAGCTTTAAGGTTGGCATGGAGGGACTATTCTTTATTCCGGGTAGCGTAGTCGCGATCGCCGATACAAACATTTCTGGTGGCTTCGAGACACGCGGCGGTCGCCTGTTGTCGGACCCTGGCACGCGTACCGTGCTTAACACGGACAGCGAAATCACGTTCCGCCCAGGAGATAAATTCCTGGTACGCACCGATAGCGGTAATGTGGAGTCTCGCGAGATTGCCAGCGTCAACGGCAACAAGGTTACGCTAAAAACCGCACTGGATGCCGACCCGATTCCAGATCAACCGTTTTGCGTGGATGGCAACGATATCCAGTTGCAGAAATTCCGCATCACCGACCTGGAATATGACGACTCTACCAGCACTTTCTCGGTGCGCGGGATCGAGTACAACGATAGTAAATACGATGCCGTTGATAATGGCGCTCGCCTTGATCCGGGCATCTTCACGCAAGTTCCTGACGGAGTAATGAAGGGGCCGGAGTCCGTGACCATTACGCCGTCGCAGATTTCATCGCAAGGCCAGCTAATCACCAACGTGGATATTGTATTCCCGCCGGTGAAGGATGCCGTGGTGTATGAAATCCAGTGGCGACGTACCAGCTTGCAGAATATGGCGGTCCAGTGGGGGAATGACTGGGTAAACATCCCACGTACGGCATCTAACGGCGCGCACATCCCGAACGTGTTTTCCGGTAACTACCAGGCACGCGTCCGCGCGATCGGTATGGGCGAGATTTCATCCCCGTGGGTGTCGTCTGCCATCACACCGATCGAAGGTCGTCTCGGCGGGCTTAACGCGCCTATCATCACCAACGCGATTTCGGGACTCCACCAAATTTTGTGGAAGTGGAACCACAACAACGCCGCGACGGATATTTCGTATACCGAGCTTGAAGTACGCAAGCTGGGCGAAACGGAATGGAAGTTCTTGACCAACGTCCCATATCCGGGGTCGGACTATGCGCAAACGTCGCTGGAGTTCGGCATCTACCAGCAGTTGCGCGCCCGCGTAGCGGATAAAATCGGCAACCTGTCGGACTGGTCCGCCCCGTTTGAAGGCCAGGTGAGTGACAAAGTTGACGAGTACATGAAGGGGCTTGATGACGCGTTCTTGACTTCCGAAGATGGTAAACACTTCCAGGAAGCAATAGACACCATTCCGCAGGGCATTTATGAATCAATGCTCACGGACGCCCAGCAGCTATTCAATGCCCGCGCCGAGTATCAAGGTATTTACGCAGAAATCAAGGTGGCGTATAACGTGGCAGCGGATGCCCACAAGGCGGTCGCACAACTTGAGACGCTGATCGGCACTCGCCTTGACGATGCGGAAGCGGCGATCCACACGTTGCAGACAGCGCAAAGCACGCATGAACAAGCGTTCGCCCAGTACCAGCAAACTGTTGCCGCTAAGTTCGGTGAACAGGAAGCCGCCATCGATCAGGTACAAACGGCAACGGCAGACGTAGCGGGCGCACTGGCGGAGTATAAGACCCAGGTCGCGGCGCAGTTCGGTCAGCAGTCCGCAGCTATCGAGCAGAAGATGACGTCCTCGTTTAACCATGCTGGCGGTAGCGCCACATATAGCCTTAAAGCTGGCGTGACGTATAACGGAACTTATTATGATGCCGGTATGCAGCTTTCAGTTGTGGCGGAAGGCGGCGCGGTTAAATCCCGCATCGCGTTCAAGGCGGACCAGTTCTACATCATGCACCCGTCGAATGGGTCGCTTTCGTCCGCGTTTATCGTTGACGGCGGTCAGGTGTACATCGACACGGCGCGCATCAAGAACGCGTCCATCAACTTCGCACAGATCACGGACACGCTGCAATCGAATAACTGGAATCCGGGGAGCAGCGGCTGGCGTATCGCGAAGGATGGCGGGGCGGAGTTCAACAACGTCACGGTCCGCGGCAACTTGTACGCGACTACGGGTAATTTCGGATTCTCCGGCGGGTCCGTTACGATCGACTCAACGGGCGTTAACGTGCCATTACCTGGCGGTGGTAGGGTGAAAGTAGGGACGTGGTAAATGCGAAGGGGCCATCTGGCCCCTTTCTAATACATGTTAGGGATGACTAGTAACGGTGTGGGTACGGTTACATTACGATTAGGCATCTGGAATTGCTGCCGTGAGTAGTTACCGATCACGCGATTTCGTGCCGCGCTAACCACGTTGCCAGCCATGCGTATCCCGCTCATTCGCACGTGGTTATATCCGCTGTTGTTCTCAATGAGCGCGCCGGTATATGAGAGCTGTACGAGGCTGTTGCCAATATTCTGACCACCAGTGCTGATATTAATTACGGAATTGAGGACAAACGGCTTATTCACAGTGGAGAACGTGACCTGGCCCTGGTTGTTAGTCATAGTAATGCCGGTCCCCGGTGATGGCGGCGTATTGTTGAATATCACCAGGTCCATATCCACCGAAGCCGCCACATCGTCAATACCGCCATAGGACGCATTGCGGACAATAATACTGCCGCCGTCGAAGCCTACTGATACGTTGCCATCGTCCCATCGGGCGAACGGGACACCGCTAACGGGCAATGCCATACTACCGTTGACGCGCACGCGCTGTGCGTATCGGCAGGTCATTAGCTTAGACACGTTGGATATGGCGGTGAAGTCCGTCGAGTTCTCCACCAGTAAGCCCGCGTTGCGTGAACCAACCGGCAGCACTTCCATTATGACGCCAGCCCATTGTGGTAAGCCAGAGTACGCGCCATACGCATCCTCCCCGCGCAGGGTGATACCACTATTCCCGTTGCGGGTAACAGACGTAACGTAAAACGGGTCGGGAATTACCAGGGTCTGGTCGAATACCTCAATCACTTCTACCGGGCGAGTGAGCGCGACGACGACCTGCGACCCCTCCGTAAGCGGGGTGTTAATGGTTAGCGTCTTGTTGGACTGTGCCCGCTGGTTAAAGCTGGTGCAGTATGACGGCGCGCGGAGTCCAGCGGTTATCTCCATTACAGGCCTGCCGTCGTTATAGTCGATAAGTATTCCAGCGCCCATTATTACCACTCCCGTGATTTAACTGATACTGTGCCTGAGAAGTTGCCGTCGCTATCGGATGACAGCCCGGTGAATCGCATGTCCACATCTCCTGCCGGGACTTTTTGCCCGTCAACGTAGCGCAACATGCAGCTACCGTAAGCAACCGTAACGCAATCGCCGTTGTTGCGTTCTACGGCGCAACCGGACAACAGAACCGCACAAATCATAATTAAAGTTTTCATGGTATCATCTCCTATATTTGGTTGAGTTTTAGTATTACACCGCTCAGCCAGGATTGCAACCAATTTATGAGGATTCAGCTATGGCAGCGGGTACACTATCCGTAACGAATAACAGCAAGGCGGTTGCCGGGGTAGGCACGACGTTCACCGCGTTTAAAGCTGGCGACTTCTTAACGCTGGTGGTGGGGCAAGTCCCTTACACTGTCGCGATTGCATCCGTAGAAAGCGATACCGCGCTTACGCTGGTGCTTCCGTTCGACGGTCCCACGGCAACCGGCCTTGCCTGGGATGGCGTTGCGCGCGATACCATGTCACTGGCGACGATGGGCGTTACCGTACAGGCCCAGAAAGCGTTGCGATTGATGATCGCCGATGAAAACAACTGGCGTGCGATCTTCGGAGACGAAGAAGAAGTTACGGTAACGCTGCCGAACGGGCAGGTTATGCAGGGTATGTCGTGGGGCTACCTGTCGCGATTACTGAAGGAAGTTGACCCCGTTGAAATGCGCGACCTGCAACAACAAGCCGCCGCATCGGAAGCCGCCGCACTAGCATCACGTAACGAGGCTGAAGGATTCAAGAACGAGACGGCAGGCATTCGCGACGCCACCGATCAGATTAAGACGGATACGCAGGCAATCCACGACGCCACCAACGCCATCAAGACGCAAACCAACCAGATTAAGACAGATACTGGCGCTATTCGCGACGAGGCCAACCAGATTAAGACGGATACCGGGGTTATTCGCGACGAGGCCAATACCGCGAAGATTGACGCGCAAACCGCCAGCACTGCCGCGCAGGGATTTCGCGATCAGGCCGAAGAATGGGCGCGAAGCGTAAACGCCGATAATCTGCTAACTAAAACCGGCAACCTGGCAGGCATTGCAGACGCTGCGGCAGCGCGCACCAATTTAGGCTTAGGTACTGTCGCCACGTTAAACACTGTTCCTGTCGCTAATGGCGGTACAGGTGCGACCACGGCTGCAGCAGCGCGCACCAATTTAGGCTTAGGTACGACTCAGGTTGTATCTTTCGGGTCAGTGGCGTTGACTAACGTTGTTACGGGCGCTTACGCTAGCGGTTTTGGGGCAACCGTAGCTGGCGGCAGTTTTGGGGAACAGTATACCAACCCCACAGCAATTGCTGTAGATAGCACCGCTGTCGAAGGTTACATTACGTTAATGAGGGTTACAATACCCGGTGTGGGTAACCCGGGTGGCATGGACTGCTTCATGTACGCTAATGGTACGTCGTTCTTCAGAATAAATACCGGTGTTGCAAATTACGTGTTTAACAGTACTGGGGTAGCCACCGCTACACAGTGGTCGAGTACATCTGACGAGCGAATCGAAGAGGATATTGCACGGATTGATAACCCGCTCGAAAAAATGAAGCGTATCAAAGGTGTGTCATGGCGACTGAAGACAAACGGTAGTATCGGTCACGGTTTCATCGCTCAGGATGTGGAGCAAGATTTCCCTAGCGCTGTCAATCCGTTACAAGATATGCAATTGTCCGACGGTAGTGTCGTAAAAAACGTCAAGTCTGTTGACACGTACGGCGTGGCCGCAGCTTTGCATCATGAAGCTATTCTCGCACTCATGGCTAAAATAGAAGCACTGGAGGCCACCATGCGAGCGTTGCCGGATACGATGAAACAGGTGGAGGAGTTGAAAGCCGCACAAGCGGGCTTTCGTAATATTCCTTTCCGTCCACTTCCACTAAGGGCCAATCGTTAACAATCACGTACGGCTCAGCAATATCCTCAATCACGCCGTGCGCGCTATGTTGTCCGAAATCTACGCCCACCAGGATAACCCCGGCAACGCGACGAGTGAGATACTCGCGAGCGCAACGAGCCTCTACCAGTCCGCGACGGATGCCGCTGGTGGCCTTAACCTCATAGGTCCAGACGGCATCAATCATGTGTTCCCGGAAGTCGGGGCCGGACTTAACCTTGCGCTTACCGACCATGATAATATCGCCGCGGTCGATAGTGTTAGCACTAAACAGGCCGGTACGCATTAGCAAACCTTGCGGTATGCAACTACGCCCGCCCGCCTGCCCCTCAAGGTACATGCCCGCAAACATCTCGCCCAGCACACCGACAAGACGGCTTTGCTTGCACGCGTCAGACTTTAGGCGCCACTGGTCAAACTCTATGCTTGCGATCATTGCCGCCAGGTGGAATTGTTTACCGGATATTTCATATTCGCCGTACATCGTGTGGTCCTCATTGATGCGGGCCGAAGCCCGCGATTAGAATTATTTCAGTGCGCTACGTACCAGTGTTTTTTCCATGTTACGGAAATCTTCCGGCGTCATGAGGATTTTGGACCCATCTTCGCCGGTGAGCACGACCATAGGCTGGACTTCTTGGTCTGCAATGCCGAAATTGGCGGCTTTTACAGTCTTACCCACCGATGCAGAAGGATTCCACGTCCCCGCGGTGGCGATGGGCCAACCTTTAAGGCTGTCGTATTGCGCTGCCGTTGTATCGACCTGAATCTCATCATGTACGGTCATGTAAGACTCGCCCAGCAGGGCGGCATACGCCACCAGATCCACGATGTTATCTTCCTGGTGCTTACGGTGCTGGCGCACCAGCTTCAGGCAGATCAGGAAGGTCCAGGCTTCTTGCTCGGTAAGGTCGCGACCGGTAAGCGCGTTAAACACGGCAGCGATTTGTTTAGCGCTGCGTTCTTCTTTCGCGTTGTCATAGCCGTTTTCTTTCCCGCGCTGTTCCATAGTGGTGGCGGCGTTTTTGCAGTATTCGTATGCTTTCACAGTATTGCCCTTTTTAGCGAGGGGGCGGTAATGCCCCCGACACGTTTACTATAGTGCAACCAACCTATTGGTTGCAAGTGAATTTCGCAACATTTATCGCGTAAATTTTCGGGACCAAATCACCACACGCCCGACGAATTGCCGCGATGTTCTTCTCGCAATCTTCAATGATGACCAGTTCCGACACGTCCGCATAGCAGACCATTTTGAACACGGCGCACGCCTTAAACTCAGGCGGCGGGGTGTCGTCCAGCATGTGGCGCATAAACAACCGGCCTACCGGGAAGACCTCCAATTGCTCGGCGGTGGTGTCCCAGCATTCGCGCTGCCGGTTGGTCAGATACGCGATCTCGAAGCCTTGCTCTTTATACATGCGCAGTAGCGGCAGCATATCCATGTTCAGGTCTTCGCGGACGTGCGCCTTGTGCCACTTCGCCCAGAAGGTGGATTTAGTTTTTATGCCCGGCACCAGGTCGGCGCGCGCATCGCTTGACCCATTAATAACGCCATCCAGATCACAAATCAGTAATTTCATTTCAATTCCTCAATAAGGGTGTATCGGGCGCTGCGCGCGGTGTAAGAGTTGCACACGAAATGACAACGTCGGGTAATGACAAGCCACCCGGTAAGGTCCATACCCAGGAGGTGTTCAGGCCGTGACACGCGACGCACACGATCGCGGCGCGGGTCAATGTTATAGTCTTTTTGCATTTGGTCTACGACCGCGTGGTCGCGGTCAACGATTAAGATATTCATGTAGCTCACTCTCGCTCATTATTTCAATTTGTGCGCTGCCGCTGGGCGGCGCTTCGTCAAAGATTATCAACTGCTGGCACTTGTTATTGCTCGGCCCGACTTCACCGGTTACAGCGTGTATAAATCGGATACGCCAGTCCAGAAGAATTATCAGGTTTGCAGTCTTCCGGGCCAGCTTTGCCCACTTCGTCGACGTGTCCTGATTCAGCAGCATGACGGTCCGGCGTCCGTGCGCTGCGCACTTGACCCACGGCAGCGGATCGGAATACGGCGGGTTGCACCACTTCCACCCTTTCAACTCAGACCAGTCCGCATCGAGCGCGCTGTGCTCTGCCGTGAAGTAACGCGGTAGCAGGTGGTTGGTGTCGCTTGCCGCCATATCGTAACGGAATCGGTACTTACGGCGCAGCGGTTTAAATAAAGCTGGCGGCGTGCGCCAGCTATCTTTTTGCTCACTCTTCTGCATGATCTGGATCTATCGCGTACAGGGCAATTTTCTTATTACTGTTTAGAACGCGTTGCACGCGCTTTGATTCCTCGGTGCCGAGTGGTCGGCAGTCGGAGTAGTAAGACCCGTTCCCTCGCCACGCAACCAGCACCAGGTCTTTCCGGTCAATCTTAGACTGGCGGCCCTTCGGACGCACGTACTCCTCGGCCCGTTTGCAATGTTCACGCAAACCATCGGCAGTGATGCGGTTTAGTGCAACGCTGGTGGTGTATCCGGTGCGCTGCATAATCCCCATCAATTCGAATAGCAGTTCGAAGCGCTCCTCTAGCTCCTGGCGCACTTTCTTCTCCCCTTCATATAGCGTCTGGTTGGTGTCCGCCAACGCGTTCGCACGTTCGGCCTGTTCGCGGGCTTCGAGGCATTGCGCGGCCCAGTAGTTTTTCTCTTCTTGTAAAATTTTCATTTATTTAAGCTCCGTTGTGCGAATCTCATCGCGAGGAATAAATTTGCCATCCATTTCAACCCAGCAGACACCGTATCGCCATTGTGTGTTACGGCCTGTTTGCTCGGGGTACACAGCCTCGCATTCGTAGCGTTCCGTGTAGTAAACAGCTGCGGTAGGTACGCAAACACAAACGGCAATCATGAGGGTGAGGAGCACCCAAAATCTAAGGTCGCCGTCGTAGTCGAAAAATAATGATTTCATCTCACCGTCTCCAGGTATTAAAAAGGGCGTCCAACCGGACACCCTCAATATAATGCAACCAATATAATTACGCAACCAATTTACGCATAAAAATTTGGGTCGCGCGCTACGTCTACCAGATACAGGTTACTAATGCGGTTGCCGTAGTGCCCAGGCGTGCGCTGGCGGCACACAACGGCGAATCCTGGGGGGATTGTATTGCCTGTCTCAATAATCCACGCCACGCGCGCGCCCGACAGCGTCTTGCCGTTGCACTCGATGCGCGTGCCGCCATCGGCAGTGTTAAGGTTGCCAATCTTGCAGCCTGTGGACTTCAGGCGAATGACGCCGGTCTTGCTGTCGTAGGAAAAAAGCTGATTGGTCATTGCCACTGAAAAGTCGATGGCTTCGAATGTAGTATTCATTTTAAATTTTCCTCGTTAACCGCTATCGCGAAGCCGCGCGGGGTGAGTGAGTGGATTAATTTTGTACGAGCGGATTTACCACCGAGGCGACTATACTGCTTCGAGTACCCTTTTTCAATGAAAACAGGTTTCTTCTCTGGCATACGGAAGCCGTTGCCGGTCCATAAGCAGGTCAGCTTCGGATATGAATCGCGGGCGTTGATGTATTCCGGGAAGAGCGGGTGTACGTCATCCTCCGGCAGATATCCCCCATACTCCCACGGGTTGAATGAGTGATCCGGCTTGCGCCACTGGGTGGAAAGCACACTGCGCGGATTCTCAATCATATATGGCACTTCGAAGAAGTCACCCAGGTAAGCGGCGATCTTCGCGGTGCGCACCGCCTTAAGCTGAAAGGCTGGGTCTTTAGCCCGCTTGCGCGGGAAAGCTGGCGCACCGCTCACTGCCAGATCCGTACACGGAGGGAATGCATAGATGATATCCGGCGTACCGAAATCGCCATTCATCGCGCGGTCTACAAAGTCCAGATCGATAAACTCATTGCGATACCGGATTCCGCGACCATAAATCCGGTAGTCAAGGTAAGACCCGTGATCGGCTTCGGAGTAGTTGAAGCAATAACACTTATGCCCCATCTCGGCAGCACGCTCAATCATCAAGCCGCTGCCGTCAAACAACGACCAGATTGTCATTTTAGCAATAGTCATTTGCGCGCCTTTTTAGCTTTCATGTATTCCATCAGGTCGTCCTGGATATCTCGCTTACTGTCGCGACGCTCGGCGACCAATTCATCCAGTGTCCCGCGCGCCTGGATAATGTAGACGAATACCGGTCGAGGGTGTCCGGCCTGCATCTGGCGAACCGGCCCGATACGTTCAACGATCTGCGAAAAGTGCTCAAAGTTCCAGGTATCGGAGAAGATTGCCAGGTGATGTCCGCCGTCCTGCAAGTTAAGGCCGTGGCCTGCCGATGCCGGGTGTGCAAACATGATGGGGATCTCGCCCCTGTTCCACGCTTCCATATCCTTATTGCCCTGCTTACCTTTACCCAACGCAACGCCGTGCGGAAATTTCTTCTTAAGACGTGCCAGGTCATGCTTATACTGATACGCAACGAGCAACGGCGCGCCGTTCAACTCCTCCACGATACTTTCCAGCGCGTCCAGTTTGGCGTCGTGAATCTTCACCCACTCGTCGGTCCGTTCGCCGTCTTCGTCCACCTTATACACAGCGCCGGAAGCAAGCTGAAGGCACTTAATTGTCTTCGATGCCGCGTTCGCCGCTTCCACTGTTCCGCTTTCCAGTTCGGCAAATAGCTCGCTTTCAAACTGGTCGTAAATCTTGCGGGCTTTCTTCGGCAGGTCCACAACAACCGGCGTATAGATTGGCTTGTCGCACCCGAAGTATTCAGCCGCGTCAACGGTGAGGGATACATCTGACAGACGTTGTTGTATCTCTTTCTCGGAGTTCTTTAGCGGAGCGTGCTGCATAGTGAAGCTGCCAGGCTTAACAGGCTTGCTAATGAACCAGCGGTCGGTAAATGCCTTATAGCTACTGCCGAGGCGTTCGCCTCCGTCGACAAACCACGTCTGACCCCATAAGTCTTTAAGCCCGTTTGGCGCTGGTGTGCCGGTAAGGTTAATCCAGCGCTTGACGTGTTTATGTGCAATCGCCGCCAGTGCGCGGGCGCGCTTGCTCCCCTGCTTGCTACGATAGCCTTTCAGCTTAGTCGATTCATCGGCAACAACGACCGTAAAGGGCCACGCATCGCCGTAATAGTCGACCAGCCACTCAACCACATCGTAGTTAACACAAACCACGTTAGCGTCGCTCTCCAGCGCTGCAATACGGTCCTTCTCCGGCCCGGTGCCGTCTACGACCAGCAGGGATGAGAACCGCCATTTCTCCTGTTCCGGGGGCCAGGTGCCGGATGCAACGCGCAGCGGGGCCAGCACCAGTACGCGGTCCTCCTGGTTTGACAGGATGCCAGTCTGGAACATTTTATTCAGCGCCCACATTGTCGCGCCGGTTTTACCGGATCCCATTGTCGCCCATATATTGCATCGCTTATGCTTGAGGATGAACGCGGTTATCAACTTCTGATATTCGCGGCGTCGGAATCTTGCCATGTCTTTATTCCGCCTTTTTCCAGACTTCTGTCTCACTGTTCCAGTTCCTTTTTGTGGCGTCGTAGTTGGTGGCGTGTCCGATGTGGACACCGGTAGCCCGGAAGCTCTTAAATTTTTGCCAGCACACCGTCAACGGCAGCGGATCATTCATGCCTGCGATAAACCATACGCGATCGCCCGGTTTACATTCGCCCAGCTTGGTTAGTCGGTAATGTTCTTTCATCGTCATGTCTCCCAAAAATGGCGGGACAAGCCCGCCGTATTAATTATTTTTGTTCTGCACGGTAGCGGCGCTGCCGTTCACGCTCTTTCTTATTGCGGCATGATTTGCACTCGGCCCGATACCCGTCCGGGCTGCGCGCAGTCTTGCCAGTGTATTTGTGGAACTGGGATAGCGGTTTAACGCAGCCGCAATTACTACAACGTTTTTCTTCAATCATCTCTAAAATCCTCGATATGGCTAACCGGCACACTATACCGCTATGCGACCAATTCAGCAACCAATAAATCGCAGTCGGATATGTTGTCGATAACGCGAACGTCAGCACCGCGGCGGGCCATTCGCTCATGTTCACGTACCTGGTGCGGCTTCGGTTTTCCTCCGGGGCGCTTCACTTCGACGAAAACTATCTTGCCGTTGATGATGATAATCAGATCGGGCGCACCCGAGCGCCCCTCCCATGCCACTTTGCGGCAGAATCCGCCGACGGCTTTCACCCGTCTCATCAAGTGACTTTGAATCTTGCCTTCTGGTGTCATTATTTCCTGTACCTGTACATAATGTCGCCTTCCGCTGCAAGCGGGAAGCCTTTCGCCCAAACCGGCAGGTCGCACATCAGCGCGCACAACTCCTCGGTTGTGTAGTCGTCGGTATCCGGCACTTCGGTTATCAGTTCATCGTGTACGGACAGTACGATCTCATATCCCGCAGCTTCAACGCCAGGCATGGACCATGCGAGGATATCGCGACACAGCGCCTGCACGATGTTTTCCGTGAGTTTGCCGCCGTAGGTGTACTGGAATCCCCACTGGCGCGTCGTCTGATTCTCACCCTGATATTTAATGCGGGTGCTGGTGCGCTTCTTGCCGGTGTCTTCGTCGATCTCGGTCGTGACAGACAGCGCGATGCCGGGGTAGCTCATGATGCGCCCCGACGGTAACTCAATTTTCAACCACCACCCCGCGGCGTTCGGACCGTCGCGCTCCTCGTCGAAGGTTGGGTCATGCTTCGCCTTCGTGCGGACTATCTTGAGCGCTTTCTTACCATCCGGGCGAACGTTCGCGCCAGCCCAGTACGCTTTGCCCGGATTGCGGATCGCGCAGAGCACCGCGTCTTCCAGTTCGGCCCAAAATGCTACCGTCTTCGGGTGCGACTCACGCCACATACGTTTGATCGCATCACACGTCAGCCATACGTTTTTCGGCAGTATATAAGTTGGGCGCTCGTCTTTCTTGCCAGGCTTCGGCGGGCGCTTAGCTTCGTTAATGCGGGCGTATTCATATCCACGTTTCGCTGCTGCCCAAATGTGATCGGGGAATGTGCCCTTCATGACGTCCGCCATCGCGTAAAGGTCGAGGCCCAGGTTTTTAGCGAACTGCAAGAACGCGGCAACGCCACCTCCATAGCCCAACCCCAATTCGCACGCCTTACCAATCTGGCGCAAGTCTTTGCGGTTGGCTTTAATGTATTCCGGGTCGAGGCCGAACATTTTACCGGCAGTCTCACAATAAATATCGCGACCGGCCCTAAATACCATTAGCGCGGTTTTCTCGCCAGCGATCCAGGCGAGGCCGCGCCCTTCCACGTTGGAGTAGTCCGCTACGACAAACTTCTTGCCCTTCGCCGGAATAATGCACCCGCGAACGGTCGAGGCCGTTAGCTTCGATATGTCATATGCCCAGTGCGCTGTCCCGCGTAACAGGGAGTTGATGCCGTTGGTGAGCATGTGCGACCGCACCCAAAAGGATATATCGCTCTCGCCTTCACGGCGTTTAATCTTCCCTTCGTGGTCGTCGCTATACTCGCCGCGTGCCAGGTTTTGAGGCTGGAATCCTTTACCGGCCCAGCGTAGCGTGCGCTTTGCGCCACCATACTGAAGACACCCACGGCGGCGACCATCGGCGGATAGGCCGTTAACGAGCGGATTGTACTTAGTCGATGCCGTTGATGACGCACCGAGGCGCATTTCGATAAGCGCTTTGCCTTCGTCGGGGAAATCCGGGTCTTCAAGCAGGTCGTTAAGTGTGGATTTCTGCGCGTTGTGGATCGTGAACGCCGGGGCGATATCACGCAGGATTGGCAGGAAGTCATTGCCGGTCAGCTTACCGCCAAATCGCTCCCAGGCTTCTTCCTTCAATTCTTCCTTATGCGCCTGCACCGCTTTGATCGCGGCGTTCGCCAGGTCAACGTCCACATAGAAGCCGCGGTCGTTGATCAACTGGTCGATATGTAGGATTTCATCTTCCTTCGGAGTATTACCCCAGTCCGGTATGCGCCAGTAGACTTCACGCATTGCGATAATATCCAGCGCGGCATAGCGCAGAAATTTGGCCCATTCTTCCGGGTGAGTCTCGCGAGTGTAGCGGCGTATTTTGTAGGTCTTAGGGGTAGGCTTACAGAATCGTTTAATCAGCGCCTTGCCTGCCTTATCCTTCGCGTGCTCTGCGTCAACGCCCAGCACCTGGCACTGCATATCGAGGCTACCCGGCAGCGCGTGGCGAAAGGCCATAATCATGGTGTCTTCGATCTGGCTTACCGGCAGGTCGATGCCCCACTTCTCACGGATAACCAGGCGGTCAAACAGGAGGCCGTTAGCCATCACTATTTTTGCTTTCTTGCGGGATACATGGCGGAGCGCCTTGCGCAGTTCACGCGGCATTGTGGGGGATTCAGTGCAATCCCATGTCTGCACGCGGCCTTCGTCGATGGCGTAGGTGCAAATCATAATCTCGGTAGTTGGGTGTTCCGCGTAGGCGTATGCGCCCACTTTCTTCAGATCCACCCCGCTAAATGTCTCGGTATCGAGGAAAAGTCGTTCGAAGTCTTTCATTGCTTAATCCTCACTACGGCGTCAGCGCTGCCGATCATAGAGAAGATACCGTCGGAAAGGGTTATCTCCTCGCCGTTGTTGCGAACCTCGGCAACGGTGAAATATTCCCCCAGCAATTTGGACCATACCTGCATTCCGACTTTTACTTCGCTGGCTTTAATGCGCATTTTTCATTGTCCTATTAAAAAGCCCGCACTAAGCGGGCTTGAATAGTGGGCTTTGCCCTTAACGGCGGCGACGTTTACGCGGTGCTTTGTCTTCGTCGTCGTCGTCCTCATCTTCGTCATCGCGTGGCTTACGACGTTTACGAGGTTTTTTATCTTCATCATCGTCATCGCGACGTTTTGACTTTTTGGACTTGCGCGGCTTGTCATCTTCATCATCGTCGCCCAGGTCCTCGTCTGAGCAAGAAGACCCGCCACCTCCGAAGGCTTCGCCGTCTTCACGGAATCGCAGACCCAGCAAGCCAGCCCCGAGGCCCTTGCCGTTGGTATTGTTCCATGCCCAAATATCAAGGGACACGTTGCAATAACAACCGGAGTAGATCTCCTGGCCTTCAATCTCGTCGCCTTCTACGGTCAGACCTTGTTCAGTCTGCTTCTCGCCGAGTGACGTTTGAATGATAGGCTGTTTGAACGATTTGGCGTTGATATACAACATGCCTTCGAATTCTTCTGTCACTTCGTCGCGCTCGTCACCGTCGCGAACTGCGCATTCCTTAGAATCCTGGGCGTAGTGGCGGTCCATCCACTTATCGGCATTCTTCTCGGATTTCAGCTTATCGGTGAGCACTGCGCGCGCTGCCGCTTCCACTTTGTCCACCTGCGGATCTTCTTTATCCAGAAGAATCACGGCACGGTATGCCGGTTTTTGTCCATCCTGTTTAGGGGTATCACGTTCCCAGATTTTCAGGAAGCATACGCGCACATTTTTCAGGTTGACTTTAGCCATTTTCCAATTCCTCATTTTCACATGTATCGGGGTTATTGGAAGCCACCCCGTTCGGCTTGGTTGCTAATCTACTTGGTTGCGCCTGAGCGGTCAAGCATTTTCGTTAAAAAGATTTCGGGTAACGTAGTTGGTAGCGTTATCGATCCAGCTTAACGGCGGGCGGTCGATGTTCTTCTTCACCCAGTCGACGGCAGCGTCACTATACCCGTCATCAAGCCAGCGGGTTGGATGGCGAATCATCCACGCCACCATTAACACGCCTTGCACGCAATGCAGGATAAAGCCCAGCGCGCCGAGCAAAAACATCAATAAGATTGCGAATACTTTATTCATTGCTTAAGTCCTCGTCAGTAGCTTCCGACCACGCAGGGCGCGGGTCGTCGATTGGGGCTAACACCGGTTTGGCAGGTGCGCGCGTGATTTTATCACACAGCTTAGCCCACACTTTCGGTTTTTCGTCCTTCAGTACCTTCTCGGCATCCGTAGGGCTGAGCAATGTTTCTTTGTACATCACATCGCGCTTGATCCGGGCCTTCGTGAAGATTTCAATCACTTCGCTCTCGTCCGCCCACTTGCGGATCCCTTCCTTACCGGCAACCATCTTGAGGCCCAGCGATTCGCCGTCGCCCGCCATTACCGCCTTAAATACCGCGGACTCGATAGCTTTGATGTGCTGGCGCATTGCGTCCAGGCCTTCATAAGCCTTGCGCAGTTCAGCCGCGCTCATAGCGCCGGGGGCCGCTTCTTTCTTGCCACGCTTCGCACGTCGCGCCGCCTTCCTGGCTTCACGCGCCATATTGCGATCGTGGTTGGCGCATTCTTCCTCGGTCGCAATAATCACGTCGTCGCCCAGGTCTTCGTCAGTTGCCGTGGTTGGTGTCATCGTATCGATTGCGGCCTTCGCGCGGGCACTACACTGATCCGCAAATCGGCACCACTGACACGCATCAACGCTGGGCCGGAAGTCTGCGCGAGTGAGTCCCTTCTTGCCTCGGGAATATGCCTCCAGTGCGGAAATAGCGCGCTTGGATGCAAACTTCGCGAATATCTCCAGTGCTTCTACCGAAATATCCCACTCCGACGCCCCGCCGCAATACGGCTGGAAGATAACCAGGCGAACGGTCGTAATGTCGTACATAGTTTGCAGCTTGCGCAGCAGGCCGAGCGCGTACAACATAAGCTGTTTGTTCTCTTTCGCCTCGACCTTATGCCGCCCGGTCTTCAGGTCGCCAACAATCAGCATGTACGTTCCATCGGTCTTTTTCATGACCATGACCATATCGGCAGTACCGAACGTTTTAATCCGGTTGCCGTCGATCTCGTAGCCTGAGTGAAGGACGCGGGTCAGATCGGCGCGCATCTCAAGCTGGACAAACTCCGCCACCTCGAGGAGTGGTCGCCAGTGGTCGATGTACGCGTCGCACTGTTTCACCATGTCGTCATTGACCAGTACGCCGCCTTTCGGCGCTTTCGGATGTGCCTTCACTGGCCCCTTGCCTTCGTTCTCGACGTAGCTCCCTTTATACGTCTTTGCGGTTATCAGCTTTTCACCGGCGATAATGCGGTTTAGCACCACTTCCGATACGGTGTGCATACTCGTACCGTTAATCGCGGCTTGCCCGGATTCGTTCGGGATATCTTTTTCTACCACCAGGGCGGCAGGGCAACCCATCCATTTTTTAGCACCGGATGGCCCGAGTAATGAGTGTTCCGTATTGCTGCCGGATTGCGTCTTACGTTTTGGTTTAATCGCCATTATTCCACCCTTGAAAACTGAGCAATGTAATATTCATGTTTAACCCCAGCCCGCTTCGCGGCTTCGTTCATGGTAGCCGCCAAACCTCTGGCTTGAGTCCAGCAGCAATTCCAGTTCTGATTCATAACGATTTCCGGTTGCTCATCGCCGGTAATACGGCAACGAAATAAAACAAAGAATATAGCCATTTATTTTGTCTCCCAGCGGTCAATTGTTTTTGCTTCGGATGCAACTGCGAAGCGAACATATTCCAGATTGGAATCCGCCCAAATATAAAAGTCGGGGTTAGTAAAGGTGGTGCGCTTAATTTGCGCGGGGGTGTTACGGCGTTTATCTATTACGGCAACGCGTGACTGAAAGCTGCCGATGCGTTCGAATAGCCAATAGTACGGGCGCTGGTCGCGGGAGTCCACCGCCTCGATTAGCGTGAAGCGTGCCATTGTCTCGTCCTCTAAAAAGAGGCCCGCAGATTAGCGGGCCGGATAATATTAATCTTCCAGTTCGAAATAAGTTTCGACGATTTCTTTAAGTTCTGTGTGGAAGTCTTCGACGTCTTCATCTTCCAGCTTGGCGATTGATTTGATCTCGAACGATTCCAGCAGGTCGTCAAATTCGTCGTTCGCGTCGTCGTCGTCACCACCAGCGATAATAGCGGCATATTGTTTGATTTCGTCGCGCATCTCAGCCAGCGGATCGGCATCTTTCTTGCCTTTGCCTTTCGCCGGGGCTTTTTTACCCTTAGCTGGTTTTACGTCATCAGCGTCATCGTCGTCGTCATCTTCTACGACTTCTTTTTTGGCTTTCGCCGGAGCTTCGTCGTCAGCGTCGTCATCTTCTACGACTTCTTTTTTCGCCTTAGACGGCTTCTTGTCTTCCTGCTTGCCAACGGCAGCGCCAACGGTTTCATAATGCTTAGCGATGGTTTCCAGTGCTACTACGCCGCGAGTAATCAGGTTTACGATTTGTTCAAACATGTTTTATATCTCCGATTGGTTAAGTTTAGGTGTCGACCATTAACCTCGTCGGTGGCCTTAACATAGTGCCTGGTTACGCGTTCTCCCGTTCGGGTAGTGGACCAGGTTATATAATCACGGTTGGGAATCCTGACACTTCGATCCGGCCCCTGCGTTGCCCCTCTCCAGTTTGCGTCCTGCATCCTGTCGACGGAGTGAATATTAGATTGGTTGCAGAATGGAGTCAACAACTAATTTCAAAAAAAAAAGCGCCGAGGCAAAATGCGACGGCGCTAACCAATAAGAGACAATGAGACGGGAATTATTATTACACGCGTGCGCGCCCGTTTCAATATATCAAAGGAGTTGACACCCTGCTGTTTTAGGTGTAGTTTCGTTGGTCATTAACCAACCGGGGACAGAAAAATGAATATCAACGACGCAATCGAAATGTTAACTAAGACTGTTTGCAGTGAAACAAGCCGGTCCTGGGCGTATACCGATGCCGTGGGGGCGGTGCTATTTGAAATCGAACGCCTGCGACTCACCGAAAAAGAATTGCGCGCGAAGCTGGAATTACTCAACGGTACGGCAGCCAGCAAGCTGCAAAAGCACAATGAAGAAATGGAAGAATACAAAAAGCAGGTTATCCGTCTACGTGAGGAAGGTAAATCCTGGGCTATGATCGCCGAGCTAACCGGAATCAACCAGAGCACTGTGCGCTCCTGGGTACGCAATAATAAAACTTCCAAATAAGGCTACGACCATGAGTTTAATTAAATTCGCCGTAACAAGACCCGCTAAAAAAGGCGAAAAAGCCAGGGCGGAAAACCTCCAGATGACCACCGATGAATTTTTCGAATTTATCAAAGATGCGAAAGAAATCTCATCGGTGCATATCAACAAGACGGAGGATAAAGCCGAGTATGCGCGCCGCAAGCGTAAGGCCGATGGCATCGTGGCATATACCAGTGACGGACTTCGCCGCAAGACCAGTGCGGTGGACCGCTCGATCCTGTTCTTTGATATTGACCGCACCGACACCCGCACCCTACGCCGCTGCCGTAAGGCGTTCATTGACGCGGGTCTGGAACACGTATTTCACACCACAACCGGCGACCGTCACCCACTGAAAGGCGGCACGCGTTGCGCCCGTTTCCTGGTGTTAACTGACAAGCCTGTACCGGCGGAAGACCTGGGCCGCGCCCAGTATGCCTTGTTAGCCCAACTGGGTCTGTCCGATGTGGACTTCGACGATTGCACGAAAGACACAAACCGCCTTATGTACCTGCCACACCAGCAATCTGTCATTAAATGCCACTACGGCAAGCGCGCCCGCGTCCGTCGTCTGCTCCGCCTGGCGGACAGGCTGGGAGTTGAGAAAGAGGAAGTGCGCCGCGAACTAACCCAGGGTGATGACGGCATGGCGGACGGTATTCTGGATTGGTGCTTCCAGGCAGGATTCGAACCGCTGTCGTCCGGTCGTGGTTATGAAGTTCCATGCCCGAACGAACATCTGCATAGTGGCGAAGGGTCCACCGCTATCATGGTTAAGGATGGCGAGATCCGTTTCAAGTGTATGCACACCGGCAACGAGTGTTGCTCGGAACTGAATAGACACCAGCACCTGGCGCTACGTCTCATCGGGATACCGGACCACCTGAACGTCGAGCCGCACAACATGTCCCGTAAGCAAATCGCCGCCATCCTCCCAGGGCTGGACGACGAGGAAGTCGAATCCTTATATGAACATATTGTTGATGCGGTTGGCGACGGCGAAGAATACGGCGTGTGCACCGATGCGGATCTGGATAACGAGCCGGTTGCGCTGTTCAGCAAGCACGACCCGATTATCGAGGGGTTGATTAACTTTAAATCAACTTGGTATATGGCTGGCGAGTCGAACATCGGTAAGTCTTTCTACGTGCTGGGGCAAATGGGTGCGGTTGCCGCGGGGATTCCGTTCGGTGGCGCGAAGGTAGTCCAGTCTCATTGCTTCTATTTCGATGCGGAAGGTGGCGAAGCCTCTAACCAGCGTAAGGAAGCATTGCAGATCAAATATGAGCACGATCTCGACAAGCTGCACATTATCGACCTGCAAACTCGCGGCTGGGATATCACCAGCAAATCCGGCTTGCGTGAAGTTATCAGCTTTATCAACCGCACCGCTAACGGCGAACCGGTTGGCCTGGTGGCATTCGACTCCCTCAACCAGACTGTTGCGTTGCGGTCCGCCGATTCTAAACCGTTCGACGAGAACAACGCCAGCGATATGGGCGAAGTGGTCAAAGCGCTGAAGGCCATTGCGGAAAATACAGGCGGCAGTGCGGGCGTCATCCACCACCCGGCGAAAGGTGCAAACGGCAGCAGATCTCCCCGTGGGTCCGGCGCGCTGCATGGTGCTGTCGATTCCGCGTTCTTCCTGGAACAGCCGGACGACAATCAGCCTGGTCAATTGAACCTGTATCACGAAAAGGCACGTAACGGCATCAAGCAAGCGCCGCGCGGCTTCGTCCTGCTCAAGTGCAAAGTTAAGGTAGATCTCCGCAAGTCCGAGGCGTTCGAATCGCACCAGTCCACCAGCACCGGGCCTGACTTCGGCGATGTGGTTGCCGGTTGGGACGTCAAGCCGATCGCATCCACGCCACGCGACGAGACTCTGTATCTCGTACCGGTCGCCCTGGCACCGTTCGCCATCGAACAGGCGAAGGCGGCGGGCAAAGCAGCAGTTAAGGACGAGAATGCCGCAGGACCGCGCAACGAAAAAGAGAAAGTGCTTTATGCGGCGCTGGAAAAACTGATGGAAGATAACCCGGACCATACCGGATTCAGTAAATCGGCAATCGTCCGCCAGGCGGGATTGGCAAAAGGTGGCACATCGACGAAGGCAATAGACGATATGGTGGAGCGCGGCGTGCTAGGTTTTTATACAGATCCGCATACCGGGGCCATCTATGGGTCGTCGAATATCGTCATAAAAACGAATATACCCATCACGCTTTCGGCGACCGATGACGACCTTAAAGATTAAATTTTGCGCGCATTGGTTGCCATTTTGGGTGTTTTTATCTGGTCGTATTGGTTGCCGTGTAGTGTAGATATAATGAATAGTTATGCAATAAAACTGCATAAACCAAACGGGACAGAAAGCGGGACAAACAAGGGGCGGGACAAAGCGGGACAGCACCCCCGTCCCGCCCCGGATGGCGCGGCCTGGAGAGGAGCGGGACAGCGGGACAGCACCCCAGTCTTTCAGACTAGACGGGGGTCAGCGGCCCCCCTCGTCTGAGACTGCATAAAATCCGGGATTGCAAAATACACGGCAGCATGTTGCGGATTGCGGTCGTCGCTGAACTAGGCAACCAATGCGAGATGCGGAATGGTGGGTGGAAAATGCAGTTTGCAGTCACAGCAGATAGCGATCAACTTTTTCATGCGCGTGATTAATATTGGTTGCATTCAATCCGGCACCCGGCTATATTGGTTGCACACCAACATGAGGACTGAACAATGAGAGCGTTAATCTGGAATTACACAATGGCAGTGGCAAAACAGGTCGAAGCGAGATATACCAACGGCAGAGCACCGTGGGAGCGCCTGGTAGCTCCGACCTGGTTTGCGATCATGGATGCGACCGCGGGCATGGAAGACCCCGAGCCGTTGCGCGCGGCTATCAGGGCTTACGCGCTTGCATTTGCCCGTGAACGCCTGGCCTATCGCTTCGGTATTGGCGATAAGGCAGTGACAAACGTCGCCCGGATTAAAGCCCAGCGCGAACTATTCTCCCAGCTTGCGAAATAAGGGGCCAAAATGAGCCGTAGGCGCGCTAAACAGCTTTCCTGGCATATTCCCCTGCATTGCATACGAATATGGGCTAAGAATGCGAATGTGGGCGATTCTGTATTCTGGTGTTATCGCGATGACGTTAAGCCGTTGTCGCAGACTCGCTACCTGCACCAGTTCGCAGCACAACACGATTTCAGGGTGCGGACCTCCTTGCAACCAATGGGGATTCGTATTACATTACGCCGGAAGCCCGCCGTTGAGCGGGTAGGCAAACACTGGAGACTGAGCAAATGATGATTCGACTAAGCGACCAGGTGACGGACTCCGAGCTTGCGGAGTGGATTGCCGAAGGGTGGGTCAGTTATCGTTACGGGCCGCAGGTATGGGCTATTAAGCGCTGCCGTTGTGATATGCGCCCGCATAACGTGCGCAAGTTTATACGCAAGCATGGGGTATTTCTGGAGGCCGAGAAATGTTACTAGGCGACTTCCCGCAGGAGCTTATGGACCTGCATATGTGCGTACTTGAATACGAACAGAACGGCATTGCTACGGTATGCGATGGCGACACGAAGACTATCGACGAGATTGAGGAGACTGAACTATGAAATTACTATTCCGCCGTAAAGCTGACGGTCGCATCCTGAAGCCGATCCAGACCCTGGATTCATACGTCCGCTTACAAAACGCGGCAGGCAATCGGGTATGGTGGGCGAAGAAAGACAAGCTGCAGGAAGACTGCGATATTCTCACACACGATATTGAGCGCGGCGATGTGCTGCGTGATATTCGCGACGGTAGTATGTGGATCGTCGAATATGTCGGTCTTCATGGCCTGCGTATGCAAAACCGCAAGGATGGCGTAGCCGGTATGACTTACTTCGGCCTTATCAACTACGAACGAGTGGGCCGCAAATACAGCCTTCGGGATCGCCAGCCGCATGAGCGGGCGAGCGCCATAGCGGACGCAGTTAACCGCGTAACGCATGACGTGGCGCAGAAGACGCGTGTAGATTTCACCCGCTACGACTCCCACCAGGTGCAAGCGAAGATGGGCCGCGCCGTACACCAAATCGTCAATCGCTTCGATGCCGTGACGAATGCACAGCGCCATGCGCAGGAATACGGTTTTGGATTCATCCGGGTAGAACGCGACGGCAGCATGAAAGCCATCGACCCGCGCTCGGTGATTCTGAGATGAGTGCGACGATCCGAGATATGCTTCAGCATAACCGCTTTGAGATAGGCGGTCGGGTATTTCGCAATTACTTCGTGGCGCGTGCATGGGCGCGCCATATTGGCAAACCGGAAGGGGCAATTCGATGTTACACGATGTGATTTATTGGTTTGGTTTGATCTGGGGGCTGTGCCTGCTTACTGCGGTGCTGTTGGTCGTCCTGTTATTCGTAGTATGGCCCGCCGTGGAAGCCGCCAGCATTACCCGCATGACGTTCGAGATCTACAAGCGCCGTGGAATCACGGAGCACCCGACCCGGCTTCGGATGTGGTGGCTGTGGTATCGGGATATGATAGGCGGTCGAACATTTGAAGCCGTCCGATCATCCGGGTGGGAGTGGAAAGGCGTCGGCAAGTGGTCCATTTTCGATTAATTATGCAAGCGTGATATAGTCCCAGTGAGCTAAAACTTACTGGGACTTTTTTATGGATAAGCTAAACGAGTGGTTATTCGCCATTGCGTGTCTTGCTGGTGGCTTCGTAGGCGCACGCATTCATGGCGAGGCAACGAAAGGGCCGTTGAACTTCGTTTTATATGTCGTAGTTGGATTCCTGTGCGCCATATTTGGTGCGCCAGCTATCGCCGAGTGGGCTGGTTTATCTGGCGAGCGCACTGTCGCCGGTTTGGGCTTCGTAACTGCTATCTTCTGGATGCCAATAGCCGCCCGGATCAGGGAGACTATTGAGTCGTTCCGACTTCCGGGGGGCGCAAAATGATTATCTCCGTCCTGTTGTTTGTTATCATAGGGGCTTCGTCCCTGTTTAACGTGTATGCGCCGTCCGTCCAGGATGGCTTCTTCGGTCGGGTGTTATATCTGCTAACGGCAATGACCTGTATTGTCGGTCTGTTGCAAACAGGAGACGTATCTGACACCACCTGGACCGCGTTAATCTGGTTGTTTGCATTGCGCACGCTGCGTAATGCTGTTTTGAATGGGGTAAAACATGCGATTCAGTGACAACGGTCTACGATTTACGGCAGCATGGGAGACTTTCATCCCGGTGCCGTATTTCGCGACCAAGAAAGAGCAGGCCCGCGGCCTGTACACCTGGGGCTATGGTCATACTGGCACTAATCCGCCTCGAAGCATTACCCGTGCGGAAGCGCTGGAACTGCTCAAGCGTGATGTGGCGTATGCCGAGGACTGGGTGAACAAATACGCGCATAAGAGCATTAACCAGGCGCAATTCGACGCGCTGGTGGACCTGGTAATCAACGCTGGCCCTGGTCCGATCGTACCGGATGACGTCGCGAATGATTTCGATGATGCGGTGCGGTTGGGCGACTGGGCGAAGGTCCGTGCTACGCTGCCGCTATTCCGCAAGCAAGGCGGGGAAGTGCTTAAGGGTCTTGTGCGCCGTGCAATCGGCAGACAGGCGTTATTTGATGGTAAGCAGTGGGACGTTGCCGAGCGAATCGGTCGTAACGCAGCATAATACGAGGTGACACAGTATGTTAAAAAGTATTCTTGATCATAATGCGGACGCGCTTGCCGCACTGGCTAAAACCGAAGATCCTGGCGCACGCGCTATCATCGCGGACACTATCAGCCACGCGGGGGTCTTCGATGCGAAGCTGCCAAGCCCGCCACCACCGGAAGAACCAGGCCCCGCAGCATAAAACCACAAGCCCGGTTAATTCCGGGCTTTTTATTGCTTTACTTGCAACCAACTATCAGACTATACTGCGACCAATCAACGAGAGGAGTAATACTATGGAACCTGAATTAATCTGCATGGTCATCTGTCATGAATCTGCTACGCGCGCCGTAATCACGTATCTGGAATATGGTGTTTTCCTGATTGACGATAAGTATTACGTTATGAATGAGCACGGGAACTGGACTGAAGTATTCAAGTTTAGCGATACGCGCGGTGTATGGATAACTATCGACGGCATAAGCGCCGCTTTCACTGAGATTGAGTTACACTATGGCACGTAAAGATATTTGGGTATTAGCGATCTGGACCACCGCGGCTTTTATCGGCATGGTTATTTGCGAATTGATATAGCCCGCCGCCATACGGACCGTGGTATATTGTCCACGGTCCACTAATCAGGAATTAATTAAATATGCACCCGCAAACTAAAATTACCGATGAGCAATTGATCGCAGAAATCCAGGCAGGGACTACAGTTAAAGAGATTGCGAAGAAATACGGGATTGCCCTACGCAATGTCTATATGCGTAAAGCCCGCCTGTCGAAAAAAGGCATTGGACACGGCAACGATGCCGTAATCCGCAAGCGCGTTGCCGACGGCTTTGGGGTTAAGCGCGTATCGGCCCTGGTGCGCGGCAATGGTGAAGAGGTCATGTCGTGGGTCATCACTGAGCAGGACAAAGAGCGCCAACTCGAAGCCATGCGCGCTGTTGTCGATGGTATGAACAGCGAAATCACACCGGCAGCGCCAGTAAAAGCCCCGCCAGTACCGATCCAGGCGCTCGACTTGCTCAACCTGTATACTGTGTCAGACTTCCACCTGGGCATGTTGGCATGGGGTGAGGAGACTGGCGAAGACTGGGATATGGCGATCGCCGAAGACCTGTTCTACCGCTGGTTTGTCGAAGCCTTCGCACGCGCCCCGGACGCAGGCACTGCCGTAATTAATATTCTCGGTGATATGGCGCACTTTGATAGCCTCGATGCTGTCACTCCGGCAAGTGGTCACATACTGGACGCTGACACCCGCTACCAGAAACTGGTCCGATACATGATTCGCATGGTGCGCAACGTAGTAGAACTGGCGCTGCAAAAACACCACAAAGTAAAACTGCTAATCGTCCAGGGAAATCATGACGAGTCGGGTATGATTTGGCTGGCGGAGATGTTCAATACTCTGTACGAGAACGAGCCGCGCGTCGATGTGGATACGTCCCCGGACGTCTACAAAATGGTGCAGCACGGCAAGACCACGCTATTCTTCCACCACGGGCACAAAGCGCGATTCGATGCTATCGAGCAGGTTATGATTTCTAAATTCAGACAGGCTTTCGGGTCCAGTGAGTACAGCTACGCGCATGTCGGTCACTTGCACCACCAGAAGATTGTAGAATCCCGTAACATGATTGTTGAACAGCACAGGACGCTTGCCGCGAAAGACGCATATGCAAGCCGCGGCGGTTGGATGTCCGGTCGTAGTGCCAACGTCATCACATACAGCGCCAATTACGGCGAAGTGGCGCGCTTAACCATTAGCCCGGAAATGTTGAAGTAACGGCAACCAGTAATCCGCCCAGCCTGCCGATTTGGTGGGCTTTTTTGTGCCTGT